GCCGGAACCATGAAGCGGTTCGCGGGTTGTGACAAGCAAAAAATAATCAAAAATCATATTGCGTTTTGGTTGTAGTCCGCTTAAACCACTTCTCGCTTGATTTGAAAAGGAGTGAATGAATGGCGTTCGACTTAAAGTCCATCAGCAAGAACGTGGCTATATCCAGCCCACGCGTACTCTTGTATGGTGTTGAAGGGGTGGGCAAAAGCACTTGGGCCGCCTCATGCCCTAAGCCTGTGTTTATTTGCACTGAGGACGGCCTCGGCTCGCTGAAGGTTGACGCCTTCCCGCTGGCCGAAACGTCTGATGATGTCATGGCCGCAATCCAGACGTTGTATAACAGCGACCACAAGTTCCTGACTGTTGTGATTGATTCGATGGACTGGCTAGAGAATATGATTAGCCGCGAAATCGAAGCCAAGTATGACGCCAAGGACTTGGCATACGGGCGGTCGTCCGTGTACGCCGTGGCGCGTATGCGCGAAATCCTTGAGGGCCTAAATGCGCTGCGTAACGACAAGAAGATGATTGTCGTTCTGCTCGCCCACTGCCAAATCCGCCGCTTTGATAGCCCAGAGGTTGAACCGTTTGACCGCTACATGCCCAAGTTGCAGGACAAGGCTAACGCCGTCTGCCGCGAATGGGTCGATGCCGTTCTGTTTGCCAACACCAAAACTTTGGTCAAGAAGGACGACACCGGCTTTGGAACCACGAACAACCGTGGCATCACTACTGGTGAGCGCATGTTGTTCACCAGCGAAAAGCCTGCCTACATGGCGAAGAACCGCTACTCCATGCCGGAATCAATTCCGATGACATGGGAAGCATTCGCCGCCGCAATCGTTTAACCAAGGAGACTACTATGCCTATCATCGACTTTGACGCCGTACAGAATGACTTTGCACCGCGCACGTTTGAAGCCCTGCCGCGCGGCGATTACACCGCTATGATTACTGACAGCATCTTGAAGGAAACCAAGGCTGGCACTGGTCATTACATTGCCCTGACGGTGGAAATCATCGACGGCGCTTACTCTGGCCGTAAAATCTGGGACAACCTGAACGTCAAGAATGCCAATCCCACCGCTGAGAAGATTGCCATGGCTAGTCTGACGCAGTATTTCGCGGCATGTGGGATGTCCATGCAGAAGGGCGACAACACTGAGTCAATGTATAACATCCCCTTCAAGCTGACCTTGGGCATTGACCGCAAGGACGAGACGCGCAACTGCGTACTGGGTTCCAGCCCGCTAGGCTCCGCCCTGAAGCCCAAGCCCGTCATGGGCCGCGTTGGTGGCGATGCCCCCAAGAAGCCTTGGGAGAAGTAAAATGGTTGTCGTCCCAGAAACCGATCACAGCACGTCCGCTCAAATCTACAAATGGTATGAGTCTAAGACGGAGGGCCATAGGGAACACCTTGGCGCTTCGTTAATAGGCCATGACTGTGATCGGTTTCTGTGGCTGACATTCCGCTGGGCTGCGTCCCCTGTATTCGAGGGGCGCGTCTTGCGGCTATTCGGGACAGGCAAACGGGAGGAACAGCGTGTATACGAAGAACTTCGTGCCATCGGGGTGGAACTACACACCGAGCAAGCCGGTAAGCAAATCGAATGTCGTGATGATAGCGGTCATTTCGGCGGTAGCGTTGACGCTATTGGCAAGGGCTTTCCTGAAGGCCCGAAAACCTACGCCGTCCTAGAGGTAAAGACAGCCAACTTTGCGGCCTCCAAGAAGCTCAAAGACAAGGGCGTCAAAGAAGCCAAGCCGCAGCATTACGCCCAGATGCAGGTTTATATGGGCATGATGAAGCTGGACCGGGCGCTGTATTTCAGCGTCAACAAGAACACGGACGAGCTATATACCGAATGGGTCCATGCTGACGCTAGCGTGTTCCTAGACCTGATGGCGCGGTCCAAGAAAATCATCAAATCTACCACGACATTCCCTACGATTGCCGATAGCGCGGCCAAGATGCCCTGCAAGTTCTGCGACTTCGCCCAGCTATGCCATGGCGAGCAGCAAGCCGAGGTTAACTGCCGCACATGCGTACACTCCACGCCCGGCGCAGACGGCGAATGGTTCTGCCACGAGCATGGCAAAAACCTGTCAGCCGATGCCCAGCGCGCGGGCTGCGATAGCCACATATTCATCCCGGCGCTTGTGGCCGGTACGGCAATCGACGCGGGCGACCATTTCGTCGAATACTTTGTCGAAGGCACGGGCGAGACGTTCAAGAACGGCCCGGCGCACACGAAATCCAAGGCCATGGGCAAGAAGCGCAAGAAGCCCGAGGCTAATTTCGAGCGTATCGTTGATGACGAAATTATCCCGTTTTAGGAGGAAGCAATGAGCAAAGTAGAAGAACGCGAGTCAAGGGAAGCGGCTAGGATGCTGCAAGTGCAGGAGCGCGATGATGACGATGGATATTTGAGCCATTACGCTAATTCAGTCGAACTTATTAAGCACAATCGCAAGTGCGGCATGAGCCGGGCAGCTATGGAAAAAATCTGGCCGTTCAGGCTGCTGAACCTTGTGCTGGGACATCAAATGGGGAGGACGCACTAATGGGTCGCAAGAAGGGTGTTTTGGGGCCGCGCGGGTCTGAAATGAGTAAGGCGTCGCAGCGCATGGCAAACCGCAAGGAGCGCGAGGCTGCCGTGTTGAAGATGACCATGATCCTGCTAGAGGCGGTCGATGGCGTATGCCCGTTTGAGGTCCATGCGGCCATGGGCGCGACCTGCGCGGTCGGGCTGATTGGCGAGGACATGTCAGACCTAGCCGTGCAGGGCCTTATCCGCCGTGTCCCGCCGCGTAATAACTACGGGCTGCCATTGAAGGCATTGAAGCCTAAGCATGAGCAGGTGCAGACTGAAGAGCCGTTTATCCGCCCGCCGTCACTGGCGCGGCTTATGGGGTGCAGGTGAAATGAGCAAAGTAATTAAATTGCTTGCAGATTGGGACAGCGGGGAAGGCGGAATTCGACGCCCGCCGGAGTGGGAAGTTGAATATCCATTGATTAAATTAGACCTATTGAATGATTGGATTTATCTTCTTGAAATGGAATATAAGTGCGAATTACAGAAATGGCGCGAGGAACTCAAAGTTAGGGGAGAGGCGTTTAAATGAACGACATGATCGAACGGGTGGCGCTTGCGATATACGACAAAGACCCAGAAAGCCTGTATTCCATACACCATGCCCAAGTTTATGCCCGCGCCGCCATTGCCGCCATGCGTGACTGCACTCCGGCCATGCTGGACGCCGGATCAGGCGCACACCCGGCTGGCGGGTATGTGCGCGGCACGATGCTGAACGACATCATCGAGTGTGAGTGGTGGGCTATGATTGATGCCGCGCTGGAGGAGAAGTGATGTGGCGGCCAAGAAACGAAACGGCATCAAATCTTGCTGTAGAGGAAATGGCTAAAGCATATATTTCGGCGTCTTGGGGATATGAAATTACTAAGTTGAGTGAAACATTATATGGGCTTGATTGGTGTCTTTCACAAAACAAAATACCAGTGGCTTGGGGTGAGTTCAAAGATCGCGGCAGAGCCTACCCGGATTATTTACTGAGCGCGTCGAAATATGACCGTGGCGTTAGATTGGCAAAATGCTTTGGCATTCCATTTTTGCTTTTCATAGGCGTTAATGAGTCAATTATTTATGCCGATTTATGTATTGTCCCTGTGTTGCGCACAGAACTGGCGGGCAGTTCTCGCGGACAAAATGGTGATATAGAACCGTGCGTGTTTTTCTCCGCCAAAGAATTTAGAGAAGTTTCCGACAAGGGAAAGCCATAAAATGATTATCCTAGGCATAGATCCCGGCCTGTCTGGCGCGCTGGCGTTCTTGGACACCCGCGACAACACCATAGACGTCGTGGACATGCCCACAGTCGAGGTCAAGCGCAACAATAAGCTGAAGCGCGAAGTCAGCGCCCAGCTTGTCGCGGCCATCGTAATCAAGCGCCATGCCGAGGCGGCGTTCTTGGAGCGCGTCAACGCCATGCCGGGGCAGGGGGTCACGAGCGTATTCAGCTTTGGACGCTCTACGGGCATCCTAGAGGGCGTCTTGGCGGCCTATGACATTCCCACCACGCTGGTCACGCCACAGGCTTGGCAGCGGGCTATGGGCGTCAGGGACGGCAAGGACGGCAGCCGGGAGCGGGCCATGCAGCTATTCCCAGCCAGCGCGGAGCTATTCCAGCGCAAGAAGGATGATGGTAGAAGTGACGCAACGCTAATCGCCAAATACGGCGCTAGTCAGGATAAGGTCCAATGAAGTCCATCCGCGTCTCCATCGACTTTGACGTTCTGTACGACGATACAGAGCCGGGCGCGTTTCAGGCGGCCATGGAAATCGTGCAGGAATTGCTTGATTTAGAGGTTGACACGGACGCCGTTAAGGTCGTGCAAACACGCAGCTACAGCTAGAACGTCAGCGGATCAAACCCGTGCGCCCGGCACACTTTGGCCGCCATACGCTTAAAGCGGGGGCCGTGCGTCTCCCTATCGCCCGTAAGCTCTTGATGCAAATGGATCATTTCGTGTGCGATTGTAGCCAATAATGTGTTAGTATGGCCGTTTTTCTCCGTGCTAACCCGGATGATCGGTATCCCGTTTTCGACGCTAAAATCAGCAAACATCTTGCGACTGCGGACAACGTGGAAGCCGATGTCCTCGGCCTCAGGCAGCTTCATGTGCTGGAATGGCTCTGTCTGGCGCAGAAATTCATAGCCCGCTGCAATCATTTCTGGGTGCAGCTTGAGGGTCATTGCAGGTATTTCCAGACAAACCCGACATTGGCTAAGACGTAACCGGACCAAATGACGGAATCTGCGTAATGGCCCTGCCGTATCTGGGAGACAGCCACAGCCGCGTATATCACTGATACGAAGGCGACCAGAAGCGCGCTCATGGCTTATGCTGCATAATCTTAGAAATCTGCGTACTCAGGTCGTACAGGAAATCGTCCAAATGCGAGCCGGACTTAGACCGCGCCATGATAAATACGCTCACGGCAGCGCCTGTATCTGGATCAAAATTGATCTTCGCCACGAATGGCCCAACTTCTACATTCTGCCCCGGCCAGCGCGTTGCCATTATGTGATCATTTCCGGTGTTACAGTGTTACGGGCCACCAAGCCGTACTTTATATGGTACGTCATGGCGGTAGCCTCACGCTCTGACAGCCAGCCGCCGCGGGCGGCGTAGGCGTCCTTGGCCGATAGTGTAGGGTGCTGGATGACCTTCATGCCGGGATGCTCTTTCTCCTCGACATGGTGGCGATGGCCTGTGTGGGCGTAACGCTTTGTAGTCGCGCCCCAAATGGCCGGGTGCATGGCCGCAAAAAGAAGCGGCAGACTGGCGTTCTTGCTCAAGTGGCTATGGTGGAAGGCCAGCATAGTCTGCCCGTGCTGATAGACGTAATACGGCAGTTCGCTGGCATCTACCGTGATGCGCGGCTCGTTCTCATACAGGGCCTTGAACATGTGACGTAACCAAACAGATGACGCCATGTCGTGATTGCCCTCCTGCATGATGACATGCACATACTCGTGCCGCAGCAGGGCGAGGTCGATAATGCGGCGCAGGGTGCGAATGGACGCGGCCACCATCTTGCTAAACCGGCCATCGGCGTCGAGGATGTTGCCGTGCAGCGGGGTCACGGCGGTCAGGCCGTCATAGTGCAAGAAGTCACCGCCTTGGTTTACAATGCCGACCTTGGCAGGCGGGGACGCGGCAATCATCTGCTCGAAACAGCCAATCAGCGTCTTCTCAGCAATGGCGATGTCCCAGTCATCGCCGCACTCTTTGTGCCATGCCAACATGCCCATATGGACATCCGTAAACGTGTACAAGTTGCACAGATCGGCATTGGTCGTCAGAGGCGCTTTAAGGGCCTTCAGGCGGGGCAATTCCTCCGCCATGGCAGCC